ATGTGTCAACTGAGAGGCTCTGTGTGGCTCTGTGGGGAACGATAAGCAAAGATAGGTGCTAGGGTAGCGGGTCGGTATAGCGTCGCTGAGAGAGCGATACAGGGGCAGGAATAGCAGGCAAAAAAAAGCCCCGCTAATGCAGGGCTGTGGCGTTATTCTTCTGTGATATCTAAATAAAAGACTATGATAAGGCCCCCGATAATCAAGGGCCATGCAATGCTTGGATCGATCATTGATTTGTTACCAATTCAGCGGTTAGCGTGGCGATCATTTCATCGGTGGTATAGCCGTTTTTCCGAGCGCGTTTGATGTAGTCAATTGTCATTTCGATTAGCGATTCTTTGTTGTCGTCGGTCGGTTCAGATTCGCTGTCGCCTTCGCCGGTCACTGGTTCCGCGCTGGGAATGGCGAGCGCATCATACAGTGGCTTTAATCCGTCACACTTCTTGGATAGCTTCGCGATAAGCTTTTGACCATCAACCGGCTTTGATAGCTTGTGATACTCGTTAAGCTTTTCATCCGATACGATTAGAACCTTGACGATACGTGCCATTCTAGACTTGAGCGACTTCACGCTGTCTTTATTCGTTGTGGCGATCTGATCTGCATAGCCTGTTAGGAATGCTTTGGCGTCCTCTTTGGTGTGTACGTTCTTTTTGATCGTTTCAATAGCGACGGTCATTACTGATCGTGCCGCGTCCTGCTGGGCGATAGCGACATCTTTACCGGCCATTTCAACAGCCAAGAATGGGTTTGCATTTTGATTTGAATTTGACATAACAAGTAACCTTTTATTAACAGTAGAAAATACTACCATGTGCCTAGTATCGCATGCCTGTTTTTAGAATTGCAAGTCTTTTTTCAAGTATTTTCCAGAAAAGTAAACTCGGGTTTACCTTGTCAGAGTCTCTGAATCGCTCTGTGCTGGCCGGTAGCGTTGGGCCTATGCGGAACCCACCTAACCCCATACTTTCCAATCTGTGGAGATCGACATAAAAAACAATCATGTTTGTTTGTTTTGCGGATCTGCATAGGGACGGGGGAGGGGATTTTGCAGGTCTGCGCGGCGGTGGTGCTGCTCAGACACAATAAAAGGTCAAATTAGGCCATAATAGTTCTAGTTCTTTGTGCTTATATATCAAAAAGTTATATAGAACTAGTCTGTTCTGTAAATACACAGACAATCTGCACTGTAAATCTATAGATTTTTCCCTATAAAACTGTAAATATTCCTCTCTTTCTGATTTTAGCTTGACAAATTAAAAAAAGTATGGTATAATATAGACTATATAGCAAACAACATGATAACAACAAGAAACAATTAGTATTAATAAATACGATTATATTAGTAACAAACCAAAAAGCCATTAAGGTAGAGTCTATATAGATGGATAACGACAATAGTTCAGGTAATCCTGTTGGTCGCCCTAAAAAGTCTTCTGTTTCCTCTAAGAAAAAAGGGGGTAGAGGGGTTGTAGGACGACCTAAAGGTGATGCAGCAATCATAAATGAGTACAAAGCAAGGATGTTAAACTCTCCTCGTTCTCGTGCTGTTATGGATGCTATTTTTGAAGCCGCCACAGACCCAGATCACAAGAATCAAGCTGCTGCATGGAAGTTAGTTATGGATCGTATTCTTCCTGTTGCTGCATTTGAGAAGGATGTGATTAAAGATGCAGGCAGAAACGCAATACAAATTAATATTACTGGAGTAGGAACTACAACTGTTTCTAGTGAGACTGAAATAGAGGGCGAGGCTACTGATGTCACAGAGTAAAGTAGAAGAAGCATTAGATGAAGTACTAGGATACGTAGTAAGAGTAGGAGATGCTACTAGCCAACTAATAAACGTAGCTATACTGCTAGGTGACAACGCTAACGAGTCTGTATCAGGTCGAAGTCACAGGCTAAAAGATAAGTCTAAGACTTGGGCATGGCTAGGAGCGTCTATTAACTTTGTGTTTGATGATGAACACTGTGAACGTGCATACAACAACGACGTAGCTAGGGCAGCAAAGACCCTGAGTGAGTCTAAGCCTAAGAAAAAAACTACTAAGAATCAGCGTAGCTAAACGCGACTATGAAGTATTTTTCTATCACAGAGTTTGACTGTAAAGAAACAGGAGAAAACAATATGAATCCTGAGTTTCTAGAAAAACTAGATGCACTTAGGAATTATTGTGGTCTTCCTTTTATTATCACCAGCGGCTATAGAAGCCCTAGTCACTCGTTAGAGGCTATAAAAGAGATACCGGGGACTCACGCGCAAGGCATAGCAGCAGACATAAAGATAACTAACTCTGCTCATCGGTATTCGTTAATAAAAGCTGCCTTAGAACACGGCTTTACTGGCATAGGGGTCGCTGGTGACTTTATCCACCTAGACATACGGGGTTCACTACCTGTTATGTGGACGTACTGAAAGAAAGTAAACAAACCTTAACCTAAGAGAAACTAAACCATGACCGATAAAACATTTGTATTTGTAATTACTTCTATTGCTGCTCTGTTAATTAGTCTTGCAAGTTTTGCAGCATTTGCTGATACACCTACTGTTATTAACTATCCAGATGGTTCTACCTACACATTAAAAAACGGAGAAGAAGTATTTGTGGCTCCGGGTTTTCTGTATGTTAAACAAGAGTACACAAACACAGGTAATATTTTGTTTAGTAAAAGAGTCCCTTGGCCTAAGCGTGACTACGTAGAGCCAGAGGCTACTGATGCTGATGGGCTTACTCCGGGTTCACCAGAGTGGTGTGAGACTTACGTACCGTTTCAGAATGGTTATACGTTTACTGATGGTCTATGGCAGAGTAGCTGCTCGGGTTAAACTTTAGCCTATGACAGATTTAAATGTACAACTGTTGCCGTGGCAGCAGGAAGTCTACTCTGATCCTACACGGTTCAAGGTAGTAGCGGCAGGGCGAAGGACAGGGAAGTCACGCCTCGCTGCATGGATGCTTATAATAAATGCTTTACAGACCGACAAAGGTCAAGTTTTTTACGTTGCGCCCACGCAGGGACAGGCCCGTGATATCATGTGGCAAACCCTCTTGGAGCTAGGAAACCCTGTGATTAGTGGTGCCCACATCAATAATCTACAGATCAAGCTGGTCAACGGGGCCATGATTAGTCTCAAGGGAGCCGACAGGCCAGAGACAATGCGTGGTGTTTCCTTGAAGTTTCTTGTGATGGATGAGTACGCAGACATGAAGCCTGACGTATGGGAGCAGATCCTCCGTCCAGCACTAGCTGACCAAAAAGGTTCAGCAATGTTTATAGGTACGCCTATGGGCAGGAATCACTTTTACGAGTTGTACAAGTTAGCGGAGCTAGGTGACGATGAAACTTACAAGGGGTGGCACTTTACCAGTTATGACAACCCCATCCTCGACCCTGAAGAAATTGACACAGCAAAGAAGTCCATGTCGAGTTACGCCTTCCGACAAGAGTTTATGGCCTCATTTGAAGCAAGAGGCTCAGAAATGTTCAAAGAAGATTGGGTACACTTTGGAGAAGAACCAGACGATGCCCAGTACTATATCGCTATTGACTTAGCTGGCTTTGAAGAAGTTAACAAGAAGAGAACTAAGAACACTAAACTTGATGAGACTGCAATCGCTGTTGTTAAAGTTGGTACTAATGGTTGGTACGTTGATAACATTATACATGGGCGGTGGAGCCTTGACGAGACTGCCTCCAAGATATTTCAGGCCGTTAGAGATTACGAACCCGTTAGTGTTGGTATTGAAAGAGGTATAGCAAAGCAGGCTGTAATGAGTCCCCTGACAGATTTAATGAAGCAGTACGGGAGATTTTTTAGAGTCGAAGAACTAACCCACGGTAACAAGAAAAAGACTGATAGGGTTATGTGGGCTTTGCAGGGAAGGTTTGAGAACGGCCAAATAGAACTAAGAAAGGCAGAGTGGAACAACAGATTCATGGATCAACTGTTTCAGTTCCCTGATCCTCTGACCCACGATGACTTGGTTGACGCACTAGCATACATAGATCAATTAGCTAAAGTAGCATACAACTACGACTTTGAAGTTGACGATCACGAAATATTAGATATAGTGGCAGGTTACTAAAATGATGAACCCTTTACCAGACGAGCTAGTAAAATCTATGAGTACCAAGCGTGTTTGGCGTCCCTTTAATACATACGGAATCTACGCAATTTCTGCTGTGGTGTTTTTTACACTTGGTTACAGCGTAGCAATAATCTAAGGAAAATACTATGGCAGAAGAAATTTATAGCCCTGACCCACTTTTAATTGAAGAGTCGCTAGAACAGTGGGTAATGATAAAGTGTGACAACTGGAGAGACAACTATGAGTCAAACTACGAACAAAAGTTTGAGGAATACTATAGGCTATGGAGAGGTCAATGGGATCCTGCTGACTCTGAAAGAGCGTCAGAGCGTTCTAGAATTATCTCTCCTGCGTTACAGCAGGCTGTAGAATCTAACGTAGCAGAACTAGAAGAAGCTACTTTTGGTCGTGGTAAGTGGTTTGACATACAAGA